TTATCTAATGATTTATATAGAAAGAAAGAATTCTGGGATCAACAAGAAAATCATAAAGAATATAGTTTTGAAGATTTAAAAGCATGGTGTGGTTTAACTTTAAAAGATGAAGTTAAATCTCAAGAATGGTGGCATGCATTAAAAAGAAATATTAAACCAACAGAAATAACTTACGTAAAAATTCTATTACAGAAATATGGGCAAGAACAATTAGATAATGATCCTACAATCATTATAGATACCGTTCATTCTGTAAAAGGAGGAGAAGCAGATAATGTTTTGGTTTATTTCAAAGCTGATTATGCATCTCAATACCAAAACAAAACGAACGTAGAAAAGATGGACGAAAAAAGAGTAGTCTATGTTGCAGTAACTAGAGCTAAGTATTCATTACATTTATTAAGCTCTAATTACAAATACAACTATCCAATAGGGGAAGACTATTTAACTTACATAGAGGAAAAAAGAAATGACAAATAAAGCGTTTTTTAAACAGGTAGGGGGTTCTCATTATCGATCAATGAAAATTCAGCCTTCTCAGTTTATCAATGAAAATAATTTACTGTTTGCAGAAGGTAATGCAATTAAGTATATATGCAGACACAGGTTGAAGAATAAAAAAGAAGATCTTCTTAAAGCAATTCATTATATAGAGATGATAATTGAAAGGGACTACAATGAATAAAAATATGCTTACGTACGATATGGGTTTTATAACTTGTGTTTGTGTTTTAACTTTTTTATTTTGGGTAATATAAATGACAAACTATCAATCATTTTTAGAAAAAGGAAAGCAGATAGAATTAAATTTTGCAAATAAATATTTAAAAGAATTTATATTAGCTAATAAAAAAGAAGATATATTTGAACATTGGGATGTAAAAGGAGTTTGTGCTGTTATTGGTATAGATAGTTTAAAATTTGATATTAAAGGATTAAAAAAAATAAACAGGTATGACAACAATTATCAAGACGAAAATGCTTGGGTAGAAGGCACAACAGTTGATGGAAGAGATGGGTGGCTTAAAGGTAAGGCTGATTATATTGTTTTTGAAAGAAATAATAATTGGCTTGTGGTGGAAAGAGAAGAGCTTTTAAATTATACAATTAATAAATTAAAAGAAAATAACTATAAAACAGGAAAAGGAAAATACATGATATACACACGATTAAATAGAAAAGACAAAATAACATTAGTTCCATTTGAAGATATTAAAAAATTATCTACAGCAAAGGAGTTAATTAAATGACAAGTTTACAATATTCGTTAACATTTAAGAAAAGTATTTGGTTGTGTCCTTCTGAGTATAAGGATTTATCTAACGCTACTGAAATAGCAATTGACTTAGAAACTAGAGATGATGGTATTAGCGAAGGTCTAGGAGCTGGTTGGGCTATTGGTAAAGGTTATGTAATCGGTTTTGCTGTCGCTGTTGAAGGATGGCAAGGTTATTATCCATTTAAACATTTTGGTGGTGGTAATATGATACCTGCACAAGTTATTAGCTACATGAAAGAAATATGTGCATTACCTTGTAGAAAAATATTCCATAATGCTCAATACGATTTAGGTTGGTTACAATCTATGGGTATTCAAGTTAATGGAGAGATTGTAGATACAATGGTTGCATCAGCAATCGTTGATGAAAATAGATGGTCATATAATCTAAACTCATTAGCTAAAGATTATTTAGGCGAGATCAAAGCTGAGACTGATTTAAAAGAAGCAGCCAAAGATCATGGCATTGATCCTAAAGCAGAGATGTGGAAGTTACCAGCAGAGCATGTTGGATTCTACGCTGAACAAGACGCACGGCTTACTCTTAAACTATGGGGATTTCTAAAGAATGAAATCATTAAACAGAACTTAACTACAATTTGGGACATGGAATCTAAACTGCTTCCTATTCTAATTAAGATGAGACAAAAAGGAATTAGAGTAGATGTAGATAAGGCCCAAAAACTTATTAAAGAATTTGAAGCACAAGAAAAAGAAACTTTAATTAAGATAAAACAAATAGCTGGTAAAGATATAGATATTTGGGCGGCAAGACAAATAGGAGAAGCCTTTGATAAATTAAAGATACCTTATCCTAGAACTGCTAAAAGTAATGAACCTAGCTTTACGGCTAACTGGTTAACTAATTGTAATCATGAAATAGCTAAACTTATTGTTAAAGCTAGAGAGATAAATAAATTTCATGGCACTTTCCTACAAAGTATTATGAGATACCAAGTTAAAGGAAGAATACATGCTGAGATTAATCAATTGAGATCAGACTCAGGTGGAACTGTATCTGGACGTATCTCTATGTCTAATCCAAATTTACAACAAATTCCTGCACGTAATAAAGATTTTGGCCCTAAGATTAGATCTTTATTCTTGCCTGATGAAGATTGTAAGTGGGGTTCATTTGACTATTCACAACAAGAACCACGAATGGTTGTGCATTACGCCGCATCAGTTGGTTATGAAGGATCTCAAGAACTTATTAAAGCATATGAGAATGCTTCAGCAGACTTTCACCAAACAGTTGCTGATATGATAGGTATAGATCGTTCACAAGCTAAAACAATTGGCTTAGGTTTAATGTATGGTATGGGTAATACTAAACTTGCTACATCTTTAGGTTTATCTAAAGAAGAAGCTGAAGATATTATTATCAAGTACAATAGAAAAGTTCCATTTGTTAAAAAGCTTATTAATCTTTGTATGGATAAAGCATCTAAAGAAGGTGCTATTAGAACTAAGAAAGGCCGTAAGTGTAGATTTGATAAGTGGGAACCTAAAGATTGGGTAATGGTAAACTCTGAAAACTTTGAGACAGCCATTGCTAAATTTGGTGGACAAGAAAATATCAAAAGAGCTGGAACATATAAGGCTTTGAATAGACTTATACAGGGTTCAGCAGCCGATCAAACTAAACAAGCAGTCATTGATTGTCATGAAGCAGGACATACTCCATTACTACAGATCCATGATGAATTATGTTTTAACATTAAAGACGAAGTTAAAGATGTTAAAGTAATTAAGAAGACCATGGAGAACTGTATAGAGTTTAAAGTTCCTAGTTTAGTGGATGTTGCAATTGGTAATAGCTGGGGGGAAGTTGAATAACAAGTATGCCTTATAAATGTAAAAAAAAGAAAAAGGCTTATCATAAAGAATATCTTAAAAAATGGTGTTTAAAAAATACTAAAAAACTTTCTGACATTAAATATAAGTATATGAATAGTGAGAAAGGTTTTGTGAAAAAATGTATTTCATCTATGTTTTCTCCAAGCAGAATAAAAGAAAGAGGACTTATTCCTCTTTCTACTAAAGCGGAAATATTAAACTGTTTTAATGACTATATTAATAAATGGGGAAGAGTTTGTTTCTATTGTTTTGAACCTTGGACTTATGTAAGAAAAAAATATAACGTAGGTGGAGGTAGATCTTTTAAAAAATTTACACAAAATATGAAAAATTTTTCTATTGATCGTTTTGATAATGCTAAAACTTATAGCATTGATAATATTGTATTTTGTTGTACTGATTGTAATTCAAGTAAAAATAGAATATCTATTAAATTAATAAAACGTTTAAATGAGATTATAAAAGAACGGGGATTATAACATGACACAAATTACAGGGATCACGGCTCTCGGGCCTTTAAAAACAATACACCCATTATATCAAATTTTTGGTGTACGATTAGAAATGATTAATTTCGATAATATAATTAATTGCGATCATAAAGAACATGCAACAGATCTTAATGATTCAATAGAAGATATAGGATTAATTTGTCCAATAGTTTTATCAAAAAAAGATAATAAGTATATCATAACTGATGGTTGTATCCGATATAATTTTATAAAAAATCATGCAAATTCTTCAATTTGTTATGTAGCAAAAAATGAAGATGAAGAAAAGTTTTTACAACAAATGAATAAGAAAGTATTTAAACTTCATCAAGAAGAAAAAGTAATTAGAAATTTTGAATTTTTATTTCAAGACGATATCGTAGACTACACAGCAAAGTGTACTTACCTATTCTCTGAGGGTATTCCCAAAGAAAAAATTTTAAGATAAAAAATTTAAGAAGCTATATCTAAATCTTCTTCTAATTCTTCTCTTACTTTGAATACAGCTTGTTCTCTTAACTGTCTTTTAATTTCTTTCAGTTCGAGTTCAATCTGCATCATGTCTATTGTCTCTGATCCTTTTTCTAAAAACATATGATTCCATTTAGCTTCTAGAATCATTTTTCTAGTAATAAGAGACTGTTCATTATGAAACATTCAGTTCCTCATATGTTAGGAAGACTTT